AAAACAAGCGAGCGAAATACTATCAACATACGAAGGGGCTAACAACCAATTATTGGATTGGAAACAAAAGTTTATTGACGTTAAAAACTTTAAACTTTCAAGAACCCAAGCAAAATATGTACTCGACTATAAAGGTGTCGTGCCTAAAGTTGCTCGAAAATATTTAAAGATATTTCCAACTTTTGCGGAAAAAATAATGGAAGAAAAAAGGTTAGTAAAACCGCCAGAATCTATTTGGTGTGAAAAATTATTATGCGAAACCGAAAAAGCTTACCATATTTGGGGAAAAGTCATAGATAGTGAAAGAATGTATGCTTTTTGGTTACCAAAAGGAGTTATAGTTTTAGAAGAAAAGAAAATTAAATACCAAATTGATTATTCAAAATATGATAAACCTGATAGACCAGTAATGGAACATCAAAAAACTGCTATTGAAAAACTAATTCCAAATGACAGATTTATTTTGGCTGATGATATGGGTCTTGGTAAGACTACATCCGCAATCATTGCGTCACTCGAAAGTGGAGCAAAAAAAATATTAATTGTTTGTCCAGCATCACTTAAACGAAATTGGCAACGTGAGATTGAAATGTATTCAAGAAGAAGGACATTAATCGTTGAAAGCGGTAAATGGGGTTCAACTTTTGATTTCTACATAATAAATTACGACATAATAAAAAACTATCATGAACTTCCTGACGAAAAAACTAAGGTACAAAATAGTTTAATTTTAAAAGAACATTTTGATTTAGCTATTATTGATGAAGCACATTACATTAATAATACGGGGGCAATGAGAACCCAATTAATGAATGACATTCTTGACTCCATTCCGAAGGTGTGGTTGTTAACTGGTACACCAATGACATCTAGACCCATTAATTATTTTAACCTCCTTAAAATCGTTAATTCACCATTAACATTAAATTGGCAGGGTTATGTTAAAAGATATTGTAAAGGTTTCCAATTCAAAGCTAATGGTAGAAAAATTTGGAAGACTGATGGTGCCGCTAATTTAGATGAATTAAGAGAAAGAACTAAACACGTCATATTACGAAGATTAAAAACTGATGTTCTTGATTTACCCGAAAAGATTATATCACCAATGTTCTTAGAACTTGATAATATGTTATATGAACATGAAATGGAAGAATTCGTTAAAATAACTAAAGAAGAAAAAAAGAAAGAATCTATTTCAATTACGTTAAGTCGTTTAATGCGTGCTCGACAAATTATTGCAATGGAAAAAATTCCATATACTTGTGAATTAATTGATAATTTTCTTGAATTAGATAAAAAAGTTATTGTATTTACAAATTTTACATCTACATTAGATATGTTAAAAGAAAAGTATTCTAAAAACTGTGTTGTTGTAGATGGAAGAACTTCATTAATAAAAAGACAAGAAGCTGTTGATAAGTTTCAGAACGATCCTAAAGTAAAAATTTTCATTGGGAATATTATTGCCGCGGGTGTTGGTCTTACTTTAACTTCAGCCGAAGGAGTTATAATGAACGATTTATCATTCGTTCCGTCACATCATTCACAAGCGGAAGATAGAGCTAATAGAATAGGGCAAAAAAATAGTGTAATCGTATATTATCCAATATTCGAAGACACAATAGAAATTAATATTTATAATTTATTACAGAAAAAGAAAAATAATATTGACCAAGTAATGGGTGACGGTGAATATGCTGAATCATTCACCAAAGAATTGTTTAATGAATTAAAATTTGGAAGATAAATTTTTTTTTATTGATTTTTTTTCATATATTATGAATAAATAAAAGAAAATGAGAAAAAATAAATTTAACCCTTTAATTAAATACACGGGTGGCAAATTTAACGAGTATAAATATTTTAGTAATTATATACCTTCATCAATAAAAGATTACTACGAGCCTTTTATTGGTGGAGGCGGTGTCCTATTTCAATTATGTAATGAAGATAAAATCCAAGGTAAAATTTTTATAAATGATAAGTCAGAAGATTTAATGTCTTTTTATTCAAATATTAGTAACGAAACATTTATAAATGAAATTAAAAACTTATCTGACGTATGGGACGATGTGTGCAACCTTGGTAAAAGTATTTATAAAGAATATGGTGACACGTTTTTGGACATAATCGAAAATAATGATGATATCGATAAATTTATAAACAAATCCCTTTACGAGTTTATCAATAATTTTATTGTGGAATCAAAACACTTATCAAAATATAACAATCACGGTTTTTCGATACAGGATGAAATTTATAAAGGACTGAAAGATAAAACTAAAAAGTTTATAAAAAAGACCATCAAAAAAGATGGTATTAATATTCCATTTAAATCAATTACGACATCGGTTTGTCAATCTTTTTATTTTATTGTAAGAAATATGTATAATGATTGGAATTCATCAAAAAACACAAACTATACAAGTCAAGAAAAAAGCTCCCAATGGTTTTTCATTAGAGAATTTTGTTTTGGATCAATGTTTAGGTATTCTAAAGATGGAAAGTTTAACATTCCATACGGAGGATTTGCCTATAATAAAAAATGTTTAAAATGTAAAATAGATGAAATTGCATCCAAGAAAATACAATCGTTGTTTAATTCTATAAACATTTCCAATAAAGATTTTTCAGAAACATTAGATAACAATTTTAATGAAGATGACTTCATTTTTCTTGATCCCCCTTATGATAGTACGTTTTCAGAATATGATAACAATATATTTGATAAGAATGACCATATAAGATTAAAAAATTCATTGAGTAAAACTAAATGTAAATGGTTGATTGTTATACGAAAAACCGATTTTATATCTGAGTTATACACAGATTACACTCAAATAGAATTTAATAAAACATATACATATCAAGCAAAGGGTGAATACGAAGATAAAAACACTATACACTTAATTATTAAAAATTATTAAAAATGATTAGCAATTCAAAACCGGGGACTAAAAATTTTGAACCCAAAAAATTAAATGAAATTATCTCAAACGGTAGTAGAGATTTATATGTGATTGAAATAGATTCTTTCTTTTTTTCTTCTTTAGTTATTTTAACGAATTCTTCCATTTCATGTTCATATAACATATTATCAAGTTCTAAGAACATTGGTGATATAATCTTTTCGGGTAAATCAAGAACATCAGTTTTTAATCTTCGTAATATGACGTGTTTAGTTCTTTCTCTTAATTCATCTAAATTAGCGGCACCATCAGTCTTCCAAATTTTTCTACCATTAGCTTTGAATTGGAAACCTTTACAATATCTTTTAACATAACCCTGCCAATTTAATGTTAATGGTGAATTAACGATTTTAAGGAGGTTAAAATAATTAATGGGTCTAGATGTCATTGGTGTACCAGTTAACAACCACACCTTCGGAATGGAGTCAAGAATGTCATTCATTAATTGGGTTCTCATTGCCCCCGTATTATTAATGTAATGTGCTTCATCAATAATAGCTAAATCAAAATGTTCTTTTAAAATTAAACTATTTTGTACCTTAGTTTTTTCGTCAGGAAGTTCATGATAGTTTTTTATTATGTCGTAATTTATTATGTAGAAATCAAAAGTTGAACCCCATTTACCGCTTTCAACGATTAATGTCCTTCTTCTTGAATACATTTCAATCTCACGTTGCCAATTTCGTTTAAGTGATGCTGGACAAACAATTAATATTTTTTTTGCTCCACTTTCGAGTGACGCAATGATTGCGGATGTAGTCTTACCAAGACCCATATCATCAGCCAAAATAAATCTGTCATTTGGAATTAGTTTTTCAATAGCAGTTTTTTGATGTTCCATTACTGGTCTATCAGGTTTATCATATTTTGAATAATCAATTTGGTATTTAATTTTCTTTTCTTCTAAAACTATAACTCCTTTTGGTAACCAAAAAGCATACATTCTTTCACTATCTATGACTTTTCCCCAAATATGGTAAGCTTTTTCGGTTTCGCATAATAATTTTTCACACCAAATAGATTCTGGCGGTTTTACTAACCTTTTTTCTTCCATTATTTTTTCCGCAAAAGTTGGAAATATCTTTAAATATTTTCGAGCAACTTTAGGCACGACACCTTTATAGTCGAGTACATATTTTGCTTGGGTTCTTGAAAGTTTAAAGTTTTTAACGTCAATAAACTTTTGTTTCCAATCCAATAATTGGTTGTTAGCCCCTTCGTATGTTGATAGTATTTCGCTCGCTTGTTTT